GCGTATTGGAAGATCAAACGACCGAAGTAACCATGGGCTGCGACGATGTTATAGGTCTCTTCTTCTTGACCAAACTTGTAACCATAGTTCTGTGACTCGGTTTCAGTTGTCTCGCGGACAAGTGAGGAAGTAACAAGTGAACCATGCATTGCGGAGAACAGTGAACCACCGAAGACACCTGCGACTCCCAACATGTGGAAGGGGTGCATCAGAATGTTGTGCTCAGCTTGGAAGACCAACATGTAGTTGAATGTACCAGAAATACCCAGGGGCATTGCGTCAGAGAAAGAACCTTGACCGAAAGGATAGACCAGGAAGACTGCGGATGCTGCTGCAACAGGTGCAGAATATGCAACACAGATCCAGGGGCGCATACCCAATCTGTAAGAAAGTTCCCACTCACGTCCCATATAAGCATAGATGCCGATAAGGAAGTGGAATACTACGAGTTGGAAAGGACCACCATTGTAAAGCCATTCATCAAGTGAAGCGGCTTCCCAGATGGGGTAGAAGTGTAGACCGATTGCGTTTGAACTAGGAACAACTGCACCAGAGATGATGTTGTTGCCATACATGAGTGAACCAGCGACGGGTTCACGGATACCATCGATGTCCACAGGGGGAGCAGCGATGAAAGCGACAATGAAACATACTGTTGCTGCCAACAGGGTAGGGATCATCAGAACGCCGAACCAACCAACATACAAACGATTGTTAGTTGAAGTCACCCACTCACAGAAATTCTGCCATGGGGATGTTTGTTGCCTTGTAAGAGTTGTAGCCATTGTTTTGAACAAAAAAGTAAGACCATCAGGGAATGGTGGAGTTACTATTTCCCAGACACCCTAAGTCCGGGATATGAAAGACGTTTTTATACACCCTATAGGTCTTGGTTTGGGGGGTGTTACGAACAGTAAAGAAATGTGTTGGTTCCTTAACCTCTCGACTTATTTATAATAACCCATCTGGTGTCATCTGTCAACAGCCATGAGCCACTTGACGAACTGGTTGTTTCCCTATAGACTAGGCTTGTCCCGGTTGATAGTCAATCTATACCTTAATACGTAAATTCTCCTATAAAATCTAATACCTTGTTGAGATATTCATCAGCAAGGTATTTTTGTTCTGATAAAGCTTTCTTATTTTTAAGTTCATCTTTAAGTTTATAAACCTTTGACAACATTTCATATCGAGTCAAGTTACCATGTGGCATAATTAAATATTCGGTTTAACCTGTCTATCTATAAACGATCTTCTCTTCTCCCAGGTATCTTTATCACCATAGATATGACCTTTAATATGAGAAGGGTTAATACACTTAGGATCTTCTACCATTCCACAGACTAGATTTGATAGTGTTTCTGGGTCTCCTTTCTTTCCTGTTGCCCAGTAGTGAACTCCCTCTATCCATGTAGCTTGGCAACGAGGACATTTCTTCGTATCCATTTTATGTTTGTAGTGATACCGTAATACATATTTAATATAATAAAGAATTCTCATAGAACTTTCAGTCTCTAAATACTGATACAATATAAAAAAAGATAGTGAAAAAGTATTTCTTTATCTTTAGTATGTTCTTGATGGCGGCACCAGCTAATGCCGATCTTACTCATAAAATTTCTTCCTCAGTTCAACTCCAAGTCGATAGTGCAGCTGCACAGTCTCAAAGAATCGGTTCTCAATATTCTGTATCCGGCACAAACATTACTTTGGATACTGCTGGTGGCTTGGGCGCTCTCACAGCAGGTTCTGCAGTGGGATATACAGCAGGTGACTATAGCATCACAACTGCAGGATCACCATTCTCCTTCACCGAAGCATACCTTGAAGGTGATGCAACTCCAACGGCAACTACAATTACGGCGGGAGTTGCTCCGACTCTTCCCAATCTTGGGAACACCACAACCACAGCTGGGGGTGTTGCTGGCTCTTTGGCTGGTACTATTACTTCGGCAGGAGTAGTCTCATTAACTGCAGGTGGTGCGGGAACAAGTGCTACGGGACAATACATTTCTGAAATTACTGTAAGGTAATAAATATGAAGAAGACAATCTTTGTTGGATTGTTTCTTGGCATCATTCAGTGCCTGTCTCAACCTGTTGGGGCAGTGCCAGTCGTGCCAAACTTTACTCAAGGAAGTATGACAAGCCGTACTGAGACCACGAGTATTGTTCAAGAAACAATTAACTCAATGGATTACAACACAGGATATCAATATACTGCCACTGGTTCTGGTATTACCGCATCAGGTAATCTATCACCAGGCACAACATCAAATACAGTAACAATTGAAGGGGTGACTTCATCATGGACGGGAGTAGGATCAAGACCATCATTTGCACTAACGACTCCAGGTGGAGCGTTTCAATTCACAGAAACATATCGCGGACCTGGTTTAAGCAATCAAACGATTATTCAAAGAACAACAGAAATAGAAAGCGTAACCGATACAACCTCAATTTTTACGCAATAATCAGTTTAGTATCTGCTAGTATGTTATCTCCAACGGTAGCACTAGCAAATAGTGTTGGTGGTGTTTCTGCAACTGCATCTCCTGTTGCTAATTCTTCTGGTAGTGTTACTAACCAGGCCATTCAAGTTTTACAAGGTCCATACATTACAAATACCTATGGTGGAGGTATATCATGTCAGGGACCTACTCTTAATATCACACCGTTCGTAACTGGTTCTGCATCAGCAGCTAAACCTTATGAACCATTCTATAATGACCCAGTATATGATATGAGAGATTTAGATGAGGATGGGTCTCTAGATAACCCAGGAAACATCTTATACTACGTTCCTACTAGAACTGGTCAAAAAGATAATTACAACCTCTCTATGGGGTTCTCAGCCACTTGGTCTAAACCTCTAGATAGTAAGTTACAAGACCAATGTAAAGAAGCTGCAGCAGCAAACATTGCATTAATGCAACAGGCATCTGCAAATAAAAGATTAGACTTTGAGATAGCAAGACTTAAAAATTGTGGTGAATTGATGAAAGCTGGTATATATTTTCATCCTCAAAGTCAATACGCAAAGATATGTGCAGATGTAATCGTAACCAATCCTGGTGGAGTCATACCACAACACAGACATAGTATTCCTACAACTCCAGTATCAACTAAAGCAGAAGACCTTGGTGGACCAATAGGTGGTTAATTTATAATCATTTATTTTGATTTTGCCAAATCCAACCAGTACAGATATACTTTAATCCTTCTGTTGGTGGGTGACCTCTATGTGAATATGTCCATGTCGCCGGGAATAGAATTAACTTACCCACCTCTGGTGTTACATGTGTTCCATCATAAAATTCAGTAGTTCCTGATCCGTCTACAGTAGTGTTTAGATACCAGAGAAATGTAATTATTCTAGCACCGACTTCATTGTTTTCAGTTAGTACTGATAGTGAGTCATGGTGCCACACATACCCTGATTGTTCTGGGGTTGTTCTTTGTACTTGATACCCAGTATCGTATGATTGAATATTAGCATTCCAAACTCGATCATTATAATATTTTTGAATATACGGTGTCGTATACTTCGAAAGAGAATCGTAAAATATTTTATCTTCTTCCTCCCAATTTTTATCTCCATAGAAACATAAGTCGGTAGAGTCTTTTATCTCTGTATTAACTCCTTCTCCAGTTTCTCCTGGATATGTTCCAGAATCTTTTTCAAATTTGTCTATTACATGTTTACAAAAATCTTCATCTAAAGTATTGTGATGTTCTTCAAAAAAATCCATAATGTTATTTTGGTTTTACGACTGATTTTAGTTTTCTTATAGCTTCTGTTCTTTCACGTTGAAGATCTCTACGATCCTTTAATGATAAAACTTTAGTTTCTTTTCCCCGTATCTTAGCAATCTTTTTGATTACTTTTTTGATAGTAGGTTTAACTACCTTCAGTAATATATCTGCAAGTGGTTTCGCAAGTAATGCTGATGTTGTTGCAATAACTGCAATACCACCAACTGATACTACTTGTCCACCACTGGGAAGACCAGCAATAATTTGTTCAGGTATACCTACTGCTTCTGTAATTTGTACACACTCATTACCTATTAATTTATACTCAATAATTTTATCCCTATATCCGTTGATATATGTTCCTACCGGTTCTTTTGCATCTTGTGCTGGTGTAGGACATTCTATTGCAACAGTAGTAACAGGTGGTGGTGGGAGTTCTGGTACTGATGGTGCTGTTGGTTCCGGGGTTCCTGTCTTTGGAATGTTTGGGACACCAGTTGGTATCATCCTGTTCGGTTCAAACTGAATAGGATTAAAACTAGGGACGCCAGAATTGCAAAACGTAAGTACTCCTCTCGGGTCATCTTGTATTAAATTATTATTTGAATTATTCGATTCATGTGCTTCCACACACCCTGGCATATCAATAATAGGAACACCTATGATGGTAGTTACTGGTGGTGTTTGTGGAAGAGATACCGTTGGGGATATCAAATAACTTGGGAGTTCAGGTATATCTAAACTCCTTACATTTATTTCACGAATTTCCATCAGAATGGAAGTACTCCTCCGGTAGAAGTAGGAGCTGATGGAATAACACCACCAGTTGCACTAGGAAGTTCTGGTACTGCAGAGTCCAGCATACCAGGAAGGGCACCTGTAATTGCTTCTGTTGCGGCTGCAGTAACTTGACTCTTTACATTCTCAATAATTGAATCCTTATTGAGATACACTGCAGCACCTCCTCCTACTATACCTGCAGTTCCTACAAAAGATAGTACTGCTAAAACATTAATTACTTTTTGCATCTTAACCTTTACCTTTTTTTATAGGCCATGTTATATGTAGTCCATAACAAAGTAAGGTTATAAATCCAAATACAAATAGAGCTGCCATATCAATCCTGATGAATACTACAAGTTAGTTCGCATGTCTCCCCACCAAACTCGGAGTCTGGAATGAAACCATCTGAACCACAGACTGCACTTCTACACCATCGTACCGTTTGCCCTACGAATTTCTCGGAGGGCTTCAAGATCCATGTTCTTTGTTCCGCCTGCGTAGGGTAATGCATATCCCTCGTTAATCATTTGCTCGTTAAGGGACACACTGTCGTCCCCAATGTAAAGCCAACCCAGAAGACGCCCATATTTCCCAGTGCCACCAACAAGTTCAGTCCTAACAGACAACTCATCATCACCATTGATGGCGCCTTCCAGTTTTTCTTTGAGCCAGTTGGTTGCTTCGATTCCAAGTGCTTTCTCCTCTAGGTTTCTCGTCCTTTTCTCTGGCGTATCAACTCCCGCGACTCTAACTCTCTCTTTCTTGTAGAGATCGAAACCAAGATCAATTGTAACATCAATAGTATCACCATCAAGGACACGATTGATCTCCGTCACTCGGAAATTGTAGCAGCTCTTCCTGCTCGGTGGTGTCATTGCTGCCATCGTTCAACTCCGTATAGGATATCTTTAATATGTATATAACATACCCCAACGCAAGTCCAACAGCAATCATTACAGATATAATCACTGACCATACAGGGTCATTCACATTCTCATGAGCACGAAGTAGTAAGTTCATTTATCAAAGGGTGCCCAGTGTTGCCAATTGTATTTGTGGACTGCCCACATTCCTAGGACAGGAACAACGATTAATATAAAACTCAAACTACCAACACCCCATGGATTGTTGAGTGTGGCAGAAGCAAAGTGTGCTGCCTTGAGTGCTATATGATTCATACATATTCTCCCCAGATTTCCCAGTTGTCTCTGAAATAAAAATCAATTGAAGTCAAACTTCCTGTAGGATGTTCTTCTTCAGTCTTTGCCCACTTCGTACAGAACTTAGTAATGTCAGGTGAAGTTCTCACCTTATTGACACCATACATTCTAGAAAATGAGCTCATTGCAAAATCAAATCTTGTCTTGAAATTAGTTTCCATGACTTAGTTTTTCCTTATATTTTGTGATGGTAGACATTACTTGCTTTCTATCAGTTCCACATGGAGCATTTTTTAAACAGAGTAAAATCAATTCATCTTCAGTGATTGTTGGTTTAATAGTAAACCCCCACTTGTCAACTTCACCTTCAACAGGTGCTTCACAAGGGTCGAATTCATGGGCCATATTAATCTACGTGAATGTGACCGACCATTCCAGCACCTTGATGAGGACCACAGAAGAAATCATAGTCTCCTGCATCGGCAAACAAGATGTCTTGTGATTCTCCAGGAGAGAACATCAATGACTCTCTCGAAAGATCTGCACGACCTTCCACAATAATATTATGTGGTGGCAACATTCCATTTACAAAATGAAGTGTTTCACCAGCACTAATACTAATATTATCTGGATCGAATACAAGATTTCCATTGGAACCCATAGTAACATCTACAGCATAAGCCATCTTCGGTAAGAAGAAAACCATTGCTGCTACAGTAGCAAGAATCATTAAACGGATAAACTTCATTGTAGTTTAATCAACTACACTAGTTATACATGATACCTTGTGTATATCAACCTATTGTTATGGGTTCCTAATATCTTATTCTATTGTAGATTTGACAGGTGGTCCATCAGTTTTGATAACTATTGGAGCCTGTTCTAATCTGATTGTTTGTGATGGTGCAGTCCTTCCTGCAGCCTCAATTAGCCTCTCAACATCTGCCTTTGAGATACCACCACCATTGCCACCACCATTTTCTCCAGCCTTCTTTGCTGCCTGTACACCAAACGTTGCAAGCACGCCAGTAAAGACTGATGCAATAAAGGTTGGGTCTAGTTTCTGTTCGGGGATTCCAAGTGCAGGGGGTAATTGAATGTATGCCAACGTGAGTATTCCGCCACTCCAAACAAGGATGCCAAGCCTAACAAAAGTAGACAAAATTTCAAGCTGTTCTTGTTTATCATCTGTTGCTTCCTTTATTCTACCTAGAAATCCTTTTTTCTTTACCTGTTCTTCTGGTTTCTTTTCCACAGGACACCTAGATAACTCAAAATATTTATAAAAAAAGAGGGCTATTTAAGCCCCCTCATATACTGGTGTCATCATACCATTGTCTGGTCCATCGTCATCATCTCCAGGTGTTGTAATGATATAGACTACGACAAATGCAACCATTAGTCCTAGGTATACGTTCACCACACCCCAGGAATTATCTGGCCGGTCAATGCGTATGCACCCATTGCTGCTACGACTCCGAGCATTGCTGCCCAACCATTGATGCGTTCTGCGTTTTCGTTCATTTGTTTTGCTCCTGTGTTTTGTTGTAAATAACGACTCTGTTATTTTCATGGATGAATATTAATTCATCATCATGTGCCCAACAGAGTTCTTCGTATAGGGCATTCAGTTTCTCCATGTCTTCATAGAGTTGATTATGATTAGACATATTACTTTTTACTATTCTCCCTATCTATTCCACTATTATAGCAGACAAATTTCAGGTGTCAGAATCCGAAGACACCAAAGAAAAATACACTACCACTAGTAGCATAAGAGATAACAGCAGCAACAAATCCAACCATAGCAGTGCGTCCATTCAATTTCTCAGCTCGCTCGGCATATGTTTCATATCCGTAACGCTCTGCATCAGTTTCAGAAATATACATTCTGGGTTCAGTGGCATACATGTTTGTACGTCCACCATCTTCAGTTGTTACAGTCATGTTACACTCCGTTATGTTTCTTTACATAGTATATAGTAAATCTAAAGATCTGTCAACCCCCGTACAGTTCCGATTTTCCAAGACCTCATTCCGAACGGTGTGTCCGCAATAAGTGTTTGTGTTAACTCAACAATATCTGACGGTACTACTAAACAGAATCCAATACCAATATTGAATACATTACGCATCTCTTCCTCAGTAATGTCTCCTGCCTTCTGAATTTTATTGAAGAGTTCTGGTCTCTCCCAAGAGTCGTAGTCTACATCAACGGTCAGACCATTAGGAATACACCTAGGAAGATTCTCAGGTAATCCTCCCCCCGTGATGTGAGCCATACCTAGAATAGGAATCTCGTCCAACAGGAATTGAATCAGAGGGGAATAAATGGTGGTTGGTGTTAGTAACTCTGGCATATCCTTGTAGAAGATCTTATGTCTCCACAACATATCATTGATGAGTGTGTATCCATTACTATGAAGTCCACTACTCTCAATACCAATGACTACATCACCTGCTCGGATGTTACTACCATCAACAATATCATTCTTCTCTACAATACCAGTACAGAAACCAGCAAGGTCATAATCAGTTTGTCTGAAATGTTCAGCAGTTTCTCCACCTAACAGTTCCATTCCAGTCATCTCACAACCAACATTAACTCCATACACAATGTCACTGACATTACCATCAAGTTTTTTAGTGGAGATATAGTCTAGGAAATATAATGGTTTAGCACCAGAACATATAACGTCATTGACGCACATAGCAACGAGATCTTGACCAATAGTGGTGTAATCAAAAGCAATTCTACAGATATTCATTTTAGTTCCGACACCATCAGCACCAGATACCAATATAGGTTTCTCATATCCTGATGGGATCTCCATCATACCATTGAACCCACCAATGTTAGGTGTCAATGTTTTAATATACTCTACAAAGGATCGTCCCTTTTGAATATCAACACCAGAAGTTTTGTAGTCCATTAGAGAATTTCTCCTTTTGCAATTTGTTCACGACGTTTTAGTTTCCATACGATGTAATCCATTGTTGGAATACAAATAGGGTTCCATCCTACAAACCCATGTGTCTCGCCAGAATTCATAACCCAACAGGGAGCATCGTCATTCTCAAGATCTAGTGATTTACGATACTCATCCTCACCATACATAACAACTGCTCTCTCTGCTTCATTCAAACTCTTGAAGCAATCAAAGCAGTTCTTTCTAATCTCATCAGGGACGTGGTGTTTCATTTTGAATCTCAAGTTTAAGTTTACGAATACCAGTAATGAAATAAGCAAAGTCTCTGGTTTCTGTGATGGGTTTTGTCTCACCACATACACCACACTTTGATTCATAAACAGATGAGCATCCTACAGAATAAACTCCATACTTATGTCCACAATCAAAACAAGTAGTGTAAGCATTCTCAAGTTTCTTAAGTAGTGATTTCTTTTCTTTGATGGTCATTGGATTGCAAGGGGTTGTAGTCGGTCAAGAATCTCACGATAGGCAGGAACAATATCACCTTCATCTTTTCTGAATAGATCCTTATCAAATCTTTCATCACTACCAATCTTCCATAGTCTCATACTGTCAGGACTGATCTCATCAGCAAGTAGCAACTCACCATGAGCATTATATCCATATTCAATCTTGAAGTCAACTAGATCAATACCCATGATGTAGAACATCTGACGAAGGTAGTCATTGATCCGTAGTGTCATCTCAATGAACGGATCGGGATTATATCCCATCAGACGCACACGATCTGGTGTCAGTAGAGGGTCATGTTTACTATCATCCTTCAAGAAGAACTCAACAATTGGTTGTGGTAGTGGAGTACCTTCTACCAAAGTTGTCTCACGAACAATAGATCCTGCAGCACGGTTGCGACAGATAACTTCTAGTGGAACAATGTCTACCTTCCTACAAATCATCTTGTTGGCACCAACCATATCAATATAATGTGTTGGAATATTTTCTTTGGCAAGTTTCTCAAAGATAACAGATGAGATACTACAGCAGAGGGATCCTTTTCCTAAAGGATGATCAACCATCTCACCATTATCAGCTGTTACCTTATCATGATACTCAATGATGACTTGTTGTGAATCGTCACCTTGATATACAGTCTTGACTTTGCCTTCAATAATTACATCCATAAAAAAGGGAGTACTTTCGCACTCCCATCATACCACATTATTTTTTATCTGTCTAGTTTAGAGTTTCCACCGCAGCGAGTGCTCTCTGTCGAAGGTCCTCTGGAAGAGGAACATAACCCAGAGAATCAGACATTGCCTGTGCATCTTCACTCAACATATAACGAAGAGTTTCTTTCACACCAGTCTTGGATTCAGGATAAGCTAAGATCCAAGTAAGGGAGACAATAGGATATGCGTTGGTACCAGTAGGGTTAGCGTCAGCACCACGAAGCTGATCGTCAAGGACGATTCGCGATAGACCTGCCGCAGATGTTTCAGCGGATGCTTTGACATAGTTACCTGCCTTGTTTTGTAGTGCAACTTGTTGGAAGGTGCTGTTTACAACATAACCATAGTTCAGGTAACCAATAGAACCAGGAACTTGTTTCACTTGTGCGGCAACACCAGAGTTACCTTTACCACCAACACCAGTAGGCCACTTTACTGCCTTACCTGTACCGACATTCTCTTTCCATTCAGGAGAGAATGCTGATAGTGAGTTAGTGAAACCTTTTGTAGTACCACTACCATCAGAACGGAATACAGGAACGATAGTTTTACTATCACATCCAAAGGTAGACCAGTTAGTAATCTTACCAAGATATACATCAGCAAGTTGTGTCTGTGTCATCTTGACATCACAACCAGGCATGTTGTAAGCAGGAACAATAGCACCACCAGTCATAGGAATGTGGACCATGGGGATGGTTTGCTTCTCATCACTTACAGCACCATCACTAGCACCGAAGTCAACAGTACCAGCAATATATTGACGGACACCAGAACCACTACCAACTGCTTGATAGTTTACTTGGTTGCCAGTCTCTTGATTATATGCTTGAAACCATGCTGTGTATAAAGGTGCTGGAAAAGTCGCACCCGCCGCGTCTAGTCTGAATACAGCAGGGCTGTCTGCCTGTTTGTCCCCACCCCACCAGAAAGCCTGTGCAACTGTCGGAATAGTGATGGCAGCAGTTAAGCCGGCTGCGATTAGTAGTGAGTTTCTCATCGGTCATATTTCCTAATTGGTTTACTGAATCAGAACTTGTACTTGGTGCCGACTTCTACTTTCCAATCACGGGTAGAATCTTCTTGGAAGATGTTCTCCCACTTACCATAAGCACTGAAATTATCAGTGATCTTTACTTTACTACCGAGTTCAAGAGCAGTAAAACCTTCTTGTTCACCACCATCAGGAACAGATACTCCAGCACCACCTTCGATGTATGGAGCAAAGTTTCCTGTCTTCCACTCATATCCTATACGTCCTTGGTGGACTTGCTTACTGAACTCCTCATCAGTTCCTTTGAACTCAGACTTGGATTCAACATAGGGACCAGCCATAGCAGGTGTCGCCAGTGCAGTTAATGCCAGTGCGGCAAGTGCAATTTGTTTCATTTGAAATTCCTTTGTAATGTTTTTGGGTTTGTCCTTTGAAGACCTTTTTATTATAACAGGGTCTTCGTGGCTTGTCTTTAAAAGAAAATTAAGATAATTTAAAGACAAACAAACCTCGGTATATATACACACTTAAATGAAATTTAACTCTTTCAAAAACTACCCATAAAAAAGACCCCCCATAATGGGAGGTCTGATGTGTTATTTTAGTAACAATATCAGAAGTTGTACTTCAGACCTGCTTTCGTTCCATAACCACGGTCGATGTTGTCATCGCCGGAACCTTGGAAACTTACTTCACCATATGCACCCAGTTTGTCGGTCAATGCAAGACCAAGACCTGCTTTACCGGAAGGAACGGTGTCGCTTTCAGCGCCATCAGGACTGACAACGGTAGCACCACCTTGGACGTAGTAGGAAGCAGACTCACCGAGTTCGCCTTCGTAGCCAATATGAAGATCAGTTGCAGTACCAGAGTAATCAGAACCCGTCCAACCGGAGTTGGCTTCTACGTTGACATATGGACCTGCAAGGGCAGCACCGGCGGACATGGAAAGAGCAGCAGTAGCTGCGAATACAGATTTAAACATTTGTTTTTTCTCGTTTTTACTTGTGGAATGGATACCCACAGATGAAAAGAACTCGACAAGTTCTTGAATTATTACCGTTTGTTACTTTAATTACTGAAAGACAAAAGGTGATGTTATTTAGTATAACCGATGGTTTCGGTTATGTCAACCCCCTTGTGGAGGTTGTTGTTGTGATGGATTCGACACTCTACCAAGGTAGGGATCAAAGTCCATCAGGTCTTCAATTGTCATTTGAGCTCCAGCATTTGCCCAGAAGTTCATCTGTGCTTCATAGTTTTGTTTATGGAATACGTCCACATGTTCTGGGTGAATACTGGAACCCAATTCGGTTTTGTATAATAAAA